TGGATGGACGGGCGGATCCGCTTCTACGCGGCCGCCAACGGCGGCGACCTCGAAGCCGCGAAGAATCAGGCGGCCGCGCAGTGGAAGGCCAACCACATCGTGGTCAACAACCGCGCGATCTACACCGGCACGGCCGCGAACACGCCCATGGTCCAGCAGGTGGTGCGCAGCGGGGTGATGGACGCCGTGCTCGCCGAGTTCAAGTCCTCGGGCCGGGCGGCGGGCTACGAGCTCGAAGACCTCCGGATGGAGCCGGTGAGCTTCGGCGATTCGGGCCGGTGGAAGATCACCGGGCCGGCGGGCGAATACGCCGGCGGCGGCGTTGACGGCGTGGACACCTTCAAGCTCGATGAGCTCTACGAACGGGCCCGGCGGAAGCAGGCCGACGAGGCGGCGGCGCTGAGCAAAGAGATGGCGCGGGTGCGGGCGAAGCTGGAGGGCTCGACGCTGACCGACTTCGTGAGCCGGTTCGGCGACATCGTCAACGATCTGGCCGGGCTGGGGATCGGCTCGCCCTTCGAGGAGGGCCGGACGGTCGACCTCAACAGCGCGGTGCCGATCAGCCCGCCCGGGTTCCGGCCGCTGATCGACCCGAACGCGCCGCGGATCCGGCTGGGCGCTCCGCAGCCTCGACTGCGCTTCGAGCTGAAGGACAAGGCGGGGGGCGGCGATGGTTGATGCTGTTTACAACCCCCCGCCTTCACAGGGGGGGCGGCCCTCTCTTGCCCCTTCGCAACATGGGGGAGAGGCAGGCGGGACGCCGACCGATGCGGCCCGCCCGGCGAGGGCCGGGAATCTCTCACTGGAGGATCTGGCCGACCGGGCGATCGCGGGCACGGCGACTGAGGCGGGGCCGCGCACCCTCCGGCGCGAGAACGCTCTCGCCCGGCGGCGGGCGGGCGTCACCGATATGGGGTCGGGGCTGGGCAACTACTTCGCCGCGCTGGGCGATGCGGCCGGCACCGAGTGGGTCGGGGCGTGGCTCTTCCGCCAGGCCCAGGGCGCCGAGTTCAAAGCCGATCCGAACTTCGCGCTCGATAGTGGCCGCATCGGGTCGCTGCGCGATCGGTGGAACCTCGACGACGGGCAGGTCCGCCAGCTCGCTTCGGCGGGCAGCGAGGACCACCTGCAGCTGCTGGTGCGGCAGATGAACTCGGTGAACGAGGCGCGGCAGCGGCTGGCGATGCGCGGCTTCGCGGGGACGGCGGCCTCGCTGACGGCGATGGTGACCGACCCCGTCGCGCTCGCGCTCGACGCGGCGACCTGGGGGGCGAGCGCGCCCCTGACGCGCGGCGCCAAGGCCGGGCGGATCGCGCACCTGGTCCGGGGCGGCGTCGCGGCCGGGGCCTCGGGCGCGGCGGTCGAGACCTACCTGGCCAGCGTGGACTCCACGCGGGGCATGACCGATGTGATCCTCGCGGCGACGGGCGGCTTCGCGGCCGGCGGCGTCCTGGGCGGGGCGTTCGGGCCGCGCGTGCAGGCGGCGCTCGATAAGCAAATGGCGGGCATCCGGCGGCAGATCCTCACCCGAGAGATCGCCGAGGGCCGGCTGGCGATCGAGGTGACCGACAAAGGCAAGCGGCTGGGGTTCACCGAAGAGACCACGCTCGATGAACGCCGCGGCGTGGTCAGCGCCCTGCTGGCCACCGGCGATGACGGCGTGTTCCGCATGGCCGGCTCGCGGCCGATGTTCTCGATCGGTGATGACCTTGGCGGCATGGACGCGGGCGAGCTCGACGCGGTCGTGAAAAACATCTTCGCCGACGATCTCGACGACGCCTACCGCAAGTTCGGCCTGGGCTACTCCGAGTTCAACCCGGCCGAGGTTCCCGACGATCTGGGCGAGGTCCGCTTCGGCAAGACCCGCTTCGGCATCGCCGCCCGGCTCGGGCAGAGCCCGGTGCCGGGGATGCGGCGGCTGGGCGCGATGATGGTCGAGGATGTGATCCCCCGCACCGGGGCCGATGGCAAGCCCCTGCCCGTCAACCAGGCGGCGACGATGTGGGTTTCCCGCATGCACCGCACCACGATGAGCCAGTGGCAGCGCGGCACCATGCCGCTGTTCGAGGAGCACCTGTCGGAGATCGGGGCCGAGGCCGGCGCCCTCGGGCGGCTGGACCGCTACCGGCTGCGGAACGAGTTCCAGGAGGCCGTCGGGCGGGAGGTCATCCATGGGAATGCGGAGCTCGGAGAAACGGCCGTTCAGCAGGCGGCGATGCTCTACCGCGCCGAGATGAACCGGCTGCGCGAGCTGGGGCAGCGCTACGGCGTCAAGGGATTCGAGGAGCTGACCGAGGACCCGGCCTACTTCACGCGCATGCCCGCGGGCGAGAAGATCGAGGACACGATCCGGCGGGCCGGGCGCCGCGAGGGGATGGAACCCGACTACGACGCGGGGCTCGAAACCGTCGAGACCATGATCGCCGAGTCGATGGCGACGGGCATCCGCCGGGCCGCGATCGATTCGGGCGACGACCTGGCCGACGATTTCCTGGACTCGATCACGACCGAGAGCATGATGCGCTCGGCCCGCGGCTACCTGCGCGAGATCCGCAAGGTCGACGACGACGGCAACTACTTCGCGCGATCGAAGCTGTTCAGCGGCCGGCTCGACGAGGAGAGCGAAAAGATCCTCGAGGAGGCGGGCATGAGCCCGCAGCAGATCACGCGCATCCGCGAGGCCATGGCGAGCGGGGCCGACTCGAACGCGGCCGAGATGGCCGCCGAGCGGGGCGCCCCGGCCTCGGGCCGCCGCCGCACCATGCTCGACGAGAGCGTGAGCGTCAAGGCCCCCAGCGGCGAGACGATCACGATGGACGACCTCTTCGAGCGCAACGCCACGCGCGTGATGGAGGTCTACTCGCGGCAGGTCTACGGCGCGGCGGCGGCTTCGCGGATCTACCAGGACTTCGCCAAAAAGTTCGACACGCGCGTCGAGACCTTCGACGATCTGATGCGCGTGCTCGACAACCAGGCCAACGACGGGCGGCTCTCGACGGCCGATCTGGGCCGGTACCGCAGCGACCGCAAGCGCTTCGAGGCGGCCTTCCGCAGCATGATGAACTGGCGGCAGCCCTCGAACCTCGACCCCTCGTGGGGACGCGGGCTCCAGACGCTGCGCGACATCCAGTTCATGCGGCTGATGGGCCTGTCGGGCTTCGCGCAGATCGCCGAGATGGGCGTGGTGATGGCCGAGGTCGGCCTGCCGGCGATGATGCAGCAGATGCCCGCGCTGCGCCGCCTGTTCAGACGAGCCAAGGACGGCACGCTCGATCCCGAGATCCTGCAGGTGACCGAGGCGATGTGGGGCCACGCCACGCACCGGCTGCGCGGACGGGTCAACCCGCGGCTGGATCAGACCGATGCGGGCTTCGAGTACCAGACCGGGGCTTTGCGCGAGCTGGCCGCCCGCGGCAAGTTCGCCGTGGCCGACCTCTCGGGCATGAACGCGGTGAACATGATGCTCAAGCGGATGCACGAGGCGGGCTTCGTGCAGCGGTTCGCGAACATGGCCGCGGGGACGACCGCCAAGCCCAGCCCGGCCCGCCTGGCCGCGCTCGGGCTCACCGACGAGAAGTTCGCGGCGATCGCCGCGCAGTTCAGGAAGCACGCGACGACCGATCGCGGCGAGCTGGGCGGGCGGGTCGTCAACCCGAATATCGAGAAGTGGGACGCCAATCCGCGCGGGTGGTTCGTCGACGCGGGGGACCGGGCCGGGCTGCGCGCCGTGCAGGAGAACGACATCGGGCAGATGGCCGCCTGGATGACTACCGATGTGGGCCAGACGCTGATGCAGTTCAAGAGCTTCATCACCGCGGCCTACGAGAAGCAGCTGCTGTTCGGGGTGGCCACGCACGACGCGAGGATCTTCAGCGCGTGGGCGGCCTCGACGATGTTCGCGGGGCTGGCCTACGCCGCGAAGATGCAGATCCTCGCGCAGGGCCGGTCCGACAGGGACGAGTACCTGGCCGAGCGGATGAGCACCAGATCGATCGCGCTCAACAGCTTCGCCTACGCGGGCTTCGCGAGCGTCCTGCCGGGGACGATCGACACCGGGCTCACGCTGCTGGGCCAGGACAAGCTCTTCGACTATGGGCGGTCGACGGGGCTGGCCTCGGACTTCTGGGCGGGCAACCCGGTGGTCGATTTCGTCGACAAGGTCGCGGCGATGCCGCAGGCGGTGGCCAACATGATCGGCTCGGGGGAGATCACTGAGACCGATGTCAACAAGCTCACGCGGGTGCTGCCGGGGCAGAACCTGATCCTGATCGGCAACATGCTCAAGGCCCTCGGCGCCGCGGCGGGGGAGGAAGAATAAAACCGGTACCCGGAGCCAGTCCCTCGATGGGCGCTGCGGGCTCTTGTTTGAAACCCCTCGCCCCGGCCCTCTCCCGCCCGTTCTCAAAATGGGGGAGAGGGAGGCACGGCGCCGCAGGACGCGGCGCGGATGACAGATTTCGCTCGCGGAGCGATCGCCCCGGCGCAGCCGGAAGACAGACAGAAAGGCACCCCTATGGCCATCTCGACCACCCAGAGCACGCAGACCTACGCCGGCGACGGTCTCGTGACCCAGTTCCCCGTCCCCTTCGCCTTCGGGACCGGGGCCGACCTGGTCGTCTACCTGATCACCGATGACATGCCGGTCCTGCAGACCGCCGGCAGCCAGTACACCGTCAACCTGCTCGGGGCCGCCGACGGGTCGGCCGGGGGGCGGATCGACTTCGGGGCCGCGCCCCCGGCGGGGTCGCAGGTCCTGATCGCCCGCTCGACGACGCTCACCCAGCCCACGGAGCTGCGCGACCCCGCCAAGCTGCCCGCACGCTCGATCGAAAGGGCCCTGGACCGGGCGGTGCAGATGATCCAGGAGATCGCCGCCCGCACCGGCGGGGCGGGCTTTGACCTGGGCGCGACGCTCGGGCTGCTCCGCGTCGACTCGGCGGACCTGACCCGCTACAACGCCTCGGGCCGCCGCATCGGCAACCTGGCGGCCGCGGCCGCCGGGGCCGATGCGGTGACCAAGGACCAGCTCGACGAACTGGTGATCGGCGCGGGAAACCTGCCCCTGCCCACCACCGGGCAGCTCGGCCGCGTGCTGATCGTGCGAGAGAGCGTCTTCAGCCCCTCCAATGCCGCTTTCCTGCTCGAGTTGCTGACCGCCGATGACATCGACGGGCTGGGGACCGCGGCGGCTGTT